ATCTCACCTGATGAAACGCATCCTTGCCTCGCTCCTGCTAGTTGCTACCGCGTTCGCCCAGACGAGCGATTTGCTGACCGTCAATGTCGGACAACAGATGGCGTTCTCGGCCACCGCTGAGGGCACGACGCCATTCACTTGGCAATGGCTCAAAAACGGCGTGGCGATTGCCGGCGCCACTAATGCCAGCTACACCATCGCGTCTGCCGCGACCACCGACTCCGGCACCTATCGGGCCCGCGCAACCAACTCGGCCGGCAACGCCGAATCAAACGCGCTCACGATCAACGTCGTCGTGCCGGTGATCGCGCCCAAGAACGTCGTGGCGAGTGTGGTTGTGACGACCCCCACGCAGGGGGGCAATTCTGGCAACAAGCCCCGCGCTCCGCGTGATTGAGCTAGCCTCCCTCATCGCAGCCCTAGGAAAGGCCATTCCTTTCATTTCTAGGCTACTTACCGAGGTGGAGCGTATCAGGGTAGCCCAAACCCACAATGCCATCGATAAAGCCATTGCAGAGGCCCGCCAAGGGCCTTCTGTGTGCCCTAGCCCTTCTTGCCCTCTCCGGGTGCTATACGACGGGGCAGGTGGACAGGTTCCTGAAGCACCCCGAGTTTAAGGCGGCGGCTCAGTTTGCCCCCAACTTCACCTCGGAAGTCCTTCACGCTTTGGCAGAAGCGGAGAAAAAGTCGTGGTAGGATAGGCCAGATGCTCCAAGCCAAGGACTACATCGTTGCCGGGACACCCGCTGTGGCGTCCATCACCCTCTCTCAGGTGAATCAAGTGGCGGCTCTCGTGGGCACCCTTCTTGGAATTGCATACCTACTCTGGAAATGGCGGAGGGAGGCCAAGTGAAGAAGGCGGATATGCCCTGCAACCAGCCGATGAAGAGCTGGAGGGCGGGGAAGAAGAAGGTGGTTAAGGCTTGTGCGAATGGACAGGAGAGGATCGTCCATTTCGGTGATAGCTCGATGAAGGACTTTACCCAGCATCGTTCCAAGGAGCGCCGTAAGTCCTATTGCGCCCGTTCCGGTGGGATTAAGGGCGGGGAAGGCAAGCTCTCGGCCAACTACTGGGCCCGCAAGGTGCTGTGGTCCTGCTAGCTTCCTCCCCTAGCGGGGAGGTGGAGGGGAAACTCAATTTCAGTCAAACTAATTCCTATGAGCAAATCAGGCGAGCGTTACAAGACCAAGAAGGATAAGATGATGCACGAAAAGGGAGGGGGCAAGAAGGGGCGTATGCTGGAGTACGGGTCGATGAAGACCAAGAACCACGGCACGACCCGCAAGGCTTGCAGCTAAGGAAGCTGCGGTAGTGGTAGGATAGGCGTATGCCTGTCCTGTCCACAGTTGGTGCTGCCTCTTTGCGGGCGTTTGGGGCCTTCCGTCAGGGGACGGTGGCGTTCAACTTCATCTCGGCTACGGGCGGCACGGTTTACGTTGATCCGACCAACGCAGACTACAAGATTCACCAGTTTACGTCGGATGGCACCTTTGCCATCGCCGGGGCCCCGGACAACCCGTCTATTGAGGTAATGATGGTTGGCGGCGGCGGAAGTGGCTCGTATGGCGGCGGTGGTGCTGGTGGCTACGTCTACAGGTCTTCCTTCACCGTTTCCGTAGGGTCGTTTAGCGTTGTGGTTGGCGCTGGCGGCGGGGGAAATGGAGGAGACACCACGTTTGCCGGTTTAGTTGCGCTTGGCGGTGGTGCCGGAAATGAACAGTCAGGCGGCAGCGGCGGTGGCGGTGTTGACAGCAATGGCGGCGCTGGCTTGCAGCCTACTTCAGCTACCGGCGGATTTGGCAACAAGGGTGGGAATTGGACCTCTTCTGGCAATGACGGCGGTGGTGGCGGTGCTGGCAGCGAGGGCTCTATGCCAACTGGTGGAAGCGGTCGGACGGCTGATATCATTTCCTCCACGGGGACTTACGCTACGTTTGCTGCTGGCGGCACGGGCAACGTAAACAGCACTTCTAGTGCATCTCCTGCTGTGGTAGCCAACTCTGGCAACGGCGGTTGGGGCGGTGGCTACAACGGGGTGTCCTTTGGCAGCGGTCAGGCTGGCATTGTCCGCTTGCGCTACAAATTCCAATAATGGCACGCTATTCCAAGTTTGGCGCCCTCGACTCGGCCATTGTTGACGATGGCGACGTAGGCTTCACGAAGGTGAACAACCGCCTGCGCCCAGACCAGCTCAAGGCTGGCGAGGTGGCAGAAAGCTACAACGGGCGGATGGACATCGAGGGGGCTTGGCAGACCCGCAAGGGGCTGGAAACCTTTGGTCCCACCCTGACGGCAAACACGGAGTCTATCCGGCTGGTTAGCCCTCCGGTGTGGTATCTCTACGCCACGGCCAGCATCTCCTCGGCTAGCCGGTCTGGCACCACCGTAACGGTGAATACGGCCACGAACGCCTTCGTGACCAACACGCTGGTGAACATTGCCGGGGTGAGCGGCACGATAGACCCCACGGGTAACCGGGTAATTACGGTGGTGAGTACCACCCAGTTCACGTTCACAATCCCCGGGGCCACGGGCAGCGAGACGTACACGGTGAGCTCTGGTGTGGCTGGCCCGGCCAAACTGACGGCTACGCAAACGACTGGCGTATACGGCTCCTGCCTGTTCTCCGACCCGGCCAGCCAGAACGCCAACTACATCATCCGCGCCACCAACCAGAACGCCATTGCCACCCCGGCTAGCGGCGGGGCGTCCACAACGATCTCCTACCCTGCTGGGGTGTCCATCTCTGCGGATGTCGAGCTTCTGCAATGCTTCGACAAGGTGATTATGTTCCGCGAGGGACAAGCGGCGCTGGAGTGGAACGGAAGCCTGACGGGCAGCCCTGCCTTCACGGCTGTGGATAGCGGCGTGTACACTCAACCCGTCTACTTCGACGCAGCCGGGAATGCCTCCATCACGGACGGCATAGTCACTATCACGGCCAATTCGCACGGACTGGCGGTTGGGGACAAGGTGTACGTCATCGACCGGGCGTCCTCCGAGCTTCAGGAAGGAGACTTTCCGTACACGGTGAGCGATGTGCCCACGGCCAACAGCTTCAAGTTCCTTGGGCAAGTGCCGGACATTGCCTCTGACCGCATCGTGGTGTCGAAGAAGATAAGCTCTGGCAAGGGCTTCATCCATATGCCTGCACCGGGCTGGGGTTACTACCACCAGCGGCGCCTGTGGGTGCCGTATTGGTACGAGCCGGGTGCAGGGTCTTACACCGACAGGAATGTCAGGGACGAAATCATCGCCTCCGACATTCTGGATAGCGACACCTACGACCGCATCCAGAACCAGTATCGGATTACGGCTGGCGTGGCCGACTATGTGGTTGGGCTCCAGGCCTTTGCCGAGGACAACCTTCTGGTCTTCAACCGCAATTCCATCCATCTGGTGAGGGGAATCAGCGGGTCGGTGGCAGACACCTCCGTGCAGATGGTGACATCTGAGGTGGGGTGCGTGGCCCGCCGATCCATCCTCCAGATTGGGAATCAGGTGCTATTCCTCTCCGACAACGGAGTGTACGCAGCCGCATTTGGCGACCTCTACAATCTCAGAGGTGCTGGCGTCCCGTTGTCGGAGCCTATTGCAGCCACCATCCAGCGCATCAACAAGGACTACGCCAACAAGGCCGTAGCCGCCTACTTCGACAACCGCTACTACCTTGCGGTGCCGCTGGATGCGTCCACGGTGAACAACGCCATCCTCATCTACAACTTCCTTAACGGAGGCTGGGAGTCGCTGGATATGACCGGCCAGACGGGCTGGAGCATCAGCAATTTTGTGGTTGCGGAGAACAGCGGGTTTGCCTCGCTCTACACCATCAGCCCCAGCGGTTCTATTCACAAGGTGGACGGGCGGGAGGACGGCAATGATCGCCTGTCCCTCTTTGCCGGTGTTCCTGCCGCAATCTACCCAATCGGAAGCAATGTCACCACTCGCCAGTATTCCTATGGAACGATGGACCGCAAGAAGTTCAATTCGTATGAACTACACATTGAGTCGTCGTCGTCGGAATCGTCGAATTCTACGATTTATGCGGAAGTGGAAAATCCAGATAGCAGCACTTTTCTGGGGTTCCTGTCCTCTATTCTTGGCTCCAATCTGGCGGTAGGCGAAGACGCCTCCGTGCGTGGTAGAATTGGAAACAAGCGCGGCTATGGCATCCAGATGACGGTGGCCCCCACGAACGGGCGACC